GAATGTTTAACGCCCATGAGCGAGTGCCAGCAGACACACCGTCTTTAGCGACTAATGTTTGAACGGTAGCAGGTGTCCAATCGTCTAAAGCCACTTGAACTAATAGCGATATATCACCTGTAATCTGATTAGCTGTCGAGCTTGGTGTGCTGAAATAGTCTCCAGATGCCACGCAGTTATAAGCAAATTTACTGTTGCTGGAGTTAATCGCTATCGTTGGAATCTGTGTAATCGCACCGTTGATAATGCAATTAGGGTTTGTGTACGGGAAGTATTGAACGCCGTCAACATTAGCGCCTTGATATGGCGCAGATAATACGTTAGTGCTTACATACTCAGACGGATTTTGATTAGCTTGGCCTGTGACGTTTTCAAGCTGAGCGCCCCAGATTTGAATACCTGAAGTTCCAGATGCGGTTACTACACCAGAATTGTTTGCGTCTACTGCTGAAATATATGCCCATTGCGCTGGCCCACTAGCAACAGAGGATAATGTGATTCTAAACCAACCGTTACCTACATTTGTTATAGAGGGGTTTAAAACATTAGAGCCTTTTGCACCAACTACCCCATTAACAACATCAAACCAACAATCATTAGCTATTGATGATGCGTCAGGGGATGCTACAAACGCCCATTGCTTTCCGTTGCTTTTAATATAAACAGATAAATTAAATATATTACCAGCTGATGCAACACTTTTATTTTGTGTTAAGCGTCGAGTAGCATTACTTCCCGATGTTAATGGGTAAACTGTGCATGCGGTTGGAGTTCCGTCAGGTGCTATTGCGCCTAAAGTCACGCTCATATTTGTTGATGCCCAAACCGCATTAGTGAAATCTTGGGAGTATGACCATAAGTTCTCAACTCTACGCATACCATCAAACCGCACTTCACCGCTCTTTACGTTCTTAATCAAGCCTTCAAAGTCAGTAACCGTACCTGTGGTTGCGCGTGTGAATGATACTAGCGAACTAATAGCGCCGCTTAACAGATTTAGCGACATAGAAGCAGGTGGATTTAATGAATTACCACCTGTTTTAATAGCTTTTAACCTTACGGCACTATTTTGCATTGTATTAACCTAATTCAGTAATTTCTAAAGTACCAGCTACGCCAGAGGCTTGGATAACAGCAATATTAGGCGATTGTGGTGGCACGTTAATATCTAAACGCTCACCTTGCGCAATGTAATGGCTTGATGATGTAGCTGTTTGAGCGACAGCGCCCACTGAATAGCGAATATCCGCGCTTCTAGCATAGATTGAGATTCTAGCAATACCAACTGTTAATGCTACGTTTGTGCTAGTACCGCCAGATGATAGCTGCCGAGCTGTTACCGGCAAACCTAAAGAATCGACTTCAATTTTTGTTGACATGTTATTGCCCTGTGTAAATGTTAAAACGGCGTTTACCACTGACAGCCAACGCCGCAGGGTCAATTTGCAACGTCAATGGACGTTTATTAGTGCGTTTAATGCTAGCTTTAGCAGCAATAGCCAAGGCGATTACGTCTTGACCTGCGCTAACTTGATACTCTGGTGCTAATTCCACCGCTAGGCTGTATTTTAACGCTCTTTCGTAACCTGGTGGTAATGTTAGATTATCAGTTAATGAGGCAAAGCTAGTTAAAGGCTTGCGGCTATAAAGATTAATCGTTGAAGCAGTCGATGGCACTGGGTACATATACAGATTAGCCAGCACTGGAGACGATTTATCTAGATAGAAATATTCAGGGTAAACATTTTGCAATGTTTTTAACTTGATAACCGCATAATCATCGTAATCAATTGGCAGGATTGGGTAATCTACGCCACCAACTGTAACGGTTGCCGCTTCAATATTCATTGGCACTGATGTAACGAAATCACCAGTAGGGCCAATCGTATGTGGATTGTGTGCGGGTATGCAGGTGAATTGCTCACGCGTAACGTGATACAACATCAACGACTCATTCGACCAGCCGTCAATCATTTGATTCAATGATTCTAAAGCATCATTTGCCTCGTCATTAGTTAAAACAACGTCAGTTGATGCAACTTGCAATAGCCGAAGAGCGCCGTTAATTATCGTTTGAGCTGTTGCCATTTAATCACCTATAAGATGGGCGCATCCTTGCGCCACGGGGATATTACTTACTGAATACGCCAAATACTACAGCAGTCCATGTAGCAGACGCTGGTACGGTTACAGATACAGCATTAGTGTTTTTCCATGTAACAGTCAGCGTGTTAGTGGCTGAAACATAAGAGTTAACTAACTGCAAACCTTTTGGCATAACTGAAGCGATCGCATCACGAGCGCGGATAGCAACTTGTGAGTCAGTTGTAGCCAAGCCGGTGAAAGTGATGTTTTCAGTTACAGAAGCACCAGCAGCGATTGCTGTGCCGCCGTTGATTTGATATGACGCTGTGTACGATGCGATAGGGAAGTTATAAGTTAACTGACCTACAGCAAAGCTATTGCTATTTGAATCTGGCATGAAAGCCTCCTAAAAAAGTTAAAAGGCGGGCTATTAACCCGCCATAAATCAATTAACCAGTTATGCGAACTGCTAACTCTGGGTAAATAGTCTTCCATCCGTATAAAACGTCAAATCTCACAGGGAAGTTATCAGAGTTAATGTCGTATTGGCGAACCATACGCATTGCGATGCCATCAAAGTTATCACGCTCAGCCATGTCAACGCCGCCTGGTAATAACAAGTCAGCAGAAGCTAAGGTAAACGCGTCATTGTGGAAAGCTAACGATTGAGCATATGGGCCAGCACCAACAGCGCCAGACAATACAGTGATTGCAGCAGTACCAGAAGGAGTACCTGTACAAGTAGCAAATTGACCGCTTGGAATATACGCTGGGTAAATTGGCAATGTACCTGAAGTTGTCACAACGGTGTCAGCAGTTACAACGAATTGCATCAGTGAGCCAGTTGATTGACGGCTTTGTGGGTTGATTGCATAAACACCAGCAACAGTGATAACAGTACCGCGTGGTACGGTACCAGCAGTGGTTGTTACAGCTAAAGTGGTTGCACCTGAGGCAGGAACAGCACTAATTGCAGTCAAAGAGCCAGCAGCTTGTGGAGTAAATGACGCAACGTTGGCATCTTCAGCAAAGTTGAAGCCTAAAACGCCATCACCTAATGCGCCGTTAGTGAAGATTTTAGAAATAGTGCCAGATGGGTTGAACAGGTTGGTCAAACCAGATACCAAGTTTGCGCTGCTGTTAGGGTCAACAACAATGTTACGAGGATTGTATGGTGTGCCGTTTTCAGTCATTTTTCTACGAGCAGCCAAAATAGTTGACTGAACTTGAGCAGAAGTTACTGAACCACCATTTAACACACCAGGAGTACCAGCAAAGTTGTTAACGTCTTTAAACAATTGCAGACCATCGTAGTCAACTTTGTTGGCAACGGTAGCCATTGCAGGTTTCAAGAAACGGTCTGCGAATTCGTCAATGTGCAAAGTCAAGTCAGATGAACTGAATGAGATGTCAACACCAAATTGTGTGTCTAAAGTAATTGGCACATAGGTTTCGGTTGATGCTTCAACTTGCAACGCTTGACCTGTACGACCAACGTAACGAGGTGGTTTACGCGCATTGATTGTTGCACCGACTTTAGCGCCTTGAACGCCGAATTTGTCGTCATATTCGCGGTTAACACCACGAGTAAAAGTCAGCTCATTTTTCAGAATCCGTAAAGATTCTTTCATAATGACGCTACTTGTGAGTAAAGTATTTGCCATTGCTGGTCTCCGTCAGGAAATTTAAAAGGGTTAGGTTACTTCTTTGCGGCTAATTGCTTCTCTCTGAGAGCATTGTATTCCGCCATGGTTTTTGCCTGACTAAGGTCAGTGATAACGCTAGAATTTTTGGCACCGCTCAGGGCGGAGATAGGTTTGGGTGCAGATGATGCCTTCTTTACGACAGCATCCGAAGTTCTTTCAGCGAGTGACGCTTCGATTCTACCAATATATCGAGCAGCTTGTGAAGGGGTCATTTCGCTAATTTTGTCTAATTCTACCGGATTCTTGCCTAAATAATAAGCAATTTCAGTAGGGCTGTCCGCATCCATCACTAATTGAGTGAATGCAGGTACTCGTGCCAGCGGGTGAGTTAAGAATTCCTCGCTCGCGTGGTCATAGTCTGGGTATTGTTCACGCGCTTTTACTTCAGCTTCTTGAATAGCCATTTTGCGTTGTTGCAATGTGGCTTGTTCACGCTGTGCTTCAAAACGTGCCTGAACCTTATAATCTGTTAACGCTTCGAGATAATCAGGGTCATAACGACCAGCCGGATATTGATCAGGGTCTGGTGCGCCGTTAGGCAATTGACGCTGCTGTTGTTGCTGTGCGCCATTACGAATAGCAGCAAGCTCAGCCTCTAATCTATCAGCCCGCTCTTGTGCGCGTTGTCGTTCCCTGCGTTCCTCGTATTTTTCCCGTGTAATCTCATCAATCCGTTTCTGCACGCCTTTGGGTACTTTCTCCGGTTCTGGTTCAGGTTCGTTGACTTCTTCAATAGGTTCTTCAACGACTTCTTCAACAGGTTGTTCGACTACATCATCAATCATTTCTTCGTTCATACTTGCCCCTCAGTGGGTGGTTGCACAGATTGCTCTGCGGGTTGTTGAGCCATCTGCTCGGATTCTTCGTTTACTTCTTCAGCTTCGCCGGTATTACCCAAAGCCAATGTTGCTTGTAAATTAGTCAATGCTAATTGATGCAATTGCGCGTCAGTTAATGCGCCTTTTTGTTCAAGTTCAGCAATCACTTTCATACGGTCTGTTTGAGCTTTGAAACGCTCAATATCTAGCTTATCCTCATCAGACTGAAGTTTGGCTTGAGCAGCCTGTAATTCCTGACTCAAATGCTCAGTCATTTGTGCCATTTGTTCCATTTGCTGCTGAACTTGTGGGTCAATTTGTGGCTGACCATCTTCTTGACCTTGTTTCAGTTCCTGCTGTACTTGTGGTGGCAACATAGCTTTTATGCGGTCTGCAATCTCATCAGCACCAGGCCAGTCCATGTTGCGAACAATAACATCACCGGCAATTTGTAGAACAGCAGGGTCGGCTTGTACAAACGCCATCATTGACTCAGCAGCCTCTTGACGTTTAGTTGCATAACTTGGGCCAGTGTCAACGACTAAATCGTACTTGCCCACGCCAAAATTATAAATTGAATCAACACCGCCTTTTTGGTTAGGAATCTCAGCCTTAGCTTGCTCCATTTCCGGATTGATTTGTACTTGCTTAGGCGCTTCATCTTCACCAAGGATTCGGATTACGCGTTGTGTGTCATAGATTTTCGGAATCATCTCAATAATGATTCGGCCCGCTTGACGGATAGAGCGCGCTAAATTATCGCTAAAATGGAAGTTGCCGATGTTCGCTTGACGCTGTTGGCTAAGAATCGCCTTGCCTGATTGATTACTTTCACGATTACCCAACGAGGCATCAAAAATACCCATTGAGGATTTCATGTCATCCACTGCACGCATCATTGCTGACTCAAAGCCAGGGTTAGTCGATGGACCAGGTTGTCTTTGTGGAGCGCCAACAACAGTACCACCAAAGCTAACAGGGTTATATGTCAGCACAGACAGATTATGACGGTTAGCCATCGCCCACTCTTGCTCATAACCATCAATTTGGCCTTCAGCCACAATATACGGTGCTCTTGGCGCTAATGCTAATAGCTCAGTGTTAGCTGATTGCATGTAGTTATATTGTCTTGCGGGGTCTTTAGCGTGACGTGTTAAGCCATGAACGTGACGTTTGCCCTCAACCCAGACTTCATTACCTAGAACTGGAATAATGGGAATGTAGCTGGTTGGTAGCTCAGTTTTATCCAGAATCTTATCGCCACCAATCTTGTACCAAACGCATTTTTTGTCGTTTGATTTGCGCTCAGCAACAATTAGTTCACGATATTCTTCGGGTATCTCATCTTTCCATGCGGTTGAACCATCTTGCAATTGCACTAATGTGCGTGGTTTAGATTCAATTTCAAAATACTCAGCAACACGGACAAAGTCTTTGCCAAACCAACCTTGGCGGTCACCTGTTACGCCATCAGTCCAGCCGGTAACATCAACGTCAGGATGCTCAGCCTTAAATTCTTCCATTGCCCAATCTTCAATGATAAAAGACCAACGCGCGTCACTACCGTCCGGCTCTGTTGATTCAGGGTCATAATAGACCTTATTCGGGTCTACAACACGCTTGATAACAATGTCTTGGTTAAAGCTGTCATCTTCACAGTATTCGGTAACGATACGGAAATAACCAAGACCTGTATCAACTTGCCATTCTGCCGCGGTGTCATAAGCAATATCAGCCCTAGATGCGTCTTGAATATGACGAATCAAGCCTTGCATAATTTCTGCGGTTTCTTTATCGGCCTTATCATCGACCGGACGCACTTTGATACCTGGACGGTTTTGGCGTATCTCATTAATGATTTGATTGCGGAACTGAAACAGACGATTGATAGTCAGCATCGGACGCTCTTGCCCTGGTTTTTCGCGGTCACGCTTAACAGAATCAGGCCATTGTTGACCAAGGCGCACAAACTTAACGTCATCTAGACGTTCAATGCGGCCTTCGTTCTCTAAATCTGCGGCTAATTGAAAGCGTTTTCGCGCGCGTTCTAAAACTTTATCGTCTGCCATTTCGGTACTCAAAATTGGTTAGTGGCGGTGTATAGCATATTTTACATCCAAGAGCCAGAGCCTGCGTAAATATTCTTTTTGGGCTTTTTCTTTTCGCGCACCTGCCTAATTCCTTCACAGGCATAGCGTAGTGCGTCCATAATGTGATTATTCTTATCTTCTAACACGGGCAATATGCGGTCAGTCAGTGGGTCAGTCTTATAACTGTAAGTCATTAACTCGCGGATTGTTTCCGTGCAGCGTGGATGGACAACGATGTCAAATGACTTCAAGAACTCAACGCCGTCTTCAACAGAGCCTTTGCCTTTAACGCTAGCATTAATCTTGGGAAAGCCGTTATTCATCATGTGACTTATTGTTTCAGGTCTTGAGCTGTCAGCCGTAATAAACCATTTGTCTGATTCTGGTATGCGCCTAAACAAATCTGGAGTGTTGACAATCTCACAGCCAACCATCACCGCTTCATAATCAATATAAAGCCTATTCTCATCCACTGAGCAGCGGATTAACGCAGTCGGGTCTTTAGCAAATCCCCAGTCAGCACCAAATCGGTAAATAGTGCCAGCAGGTCTTGTGAATTCTTCTACTATCCAGTTTTTGTACACTCTGGCTTCAGACTTGTTGTTGTATTCACCAAGCCAAACGTGCAAATACTTATCGTGGTCACGTTGTTTATCAAACTCCATCTCCTGCTTTAACACATCAGGCAGAAATGGATTATCAAGATAATTGGCTTGCACAACAATAGAATCCGGTGGCACGTTATCGCCACGGAGCAGCAAGTCGATTGGGTCAGTTGCTTGGCTAGGGTTCCATGTAAAAAACAATTCTGAGTTTGGCTTCCTAATTGTTGGGCGCAACAAATCCAACGAGCGTTGGCTTAAACTCTGCGCCTCTTCCACCCAGGCTATGTCGTAACCTTCAAGCGATTTAATTGAATCAGCCGTGTGGTTCTGCATACCCTGAAAAATAATTAAGGAACCATTACGACCTTTAATCTGCGCCTCTTGCACTTCAAACAGGTGTCCAACGCCTAATGCTTCAATTTTAGACTCGATTAGCTTTTTAACAGACTGGTTAAGCGACTTTTGAATCTCACGCACACAAACAACGTGTGTCGTTTGCATAAGACAGCGCTCAACGACTAACTCAGCAAAGAAATGTGACTTCCCAGAACCCCTGCCACCATGCGCGCCTTTGTATCGACTCGGCTTTAATAGCGGCTTAAATACTCTCGGAGTCTGTATCGTCAGCGCTGTCAATAATCACCCGTTTGATTTGTTTCACACCTAACTCGCCTTGAATTTCCTGCACGTTAGTTTCTTTCCAGCCTGCTCTAGTCTTTAACCAAAAAATAGAAGCTGCTGTGTTGCCAGATTTTGCCTGCTGAAACAATCCTTTTGCCACTGCTGAATTGGCATCAATTCGGCCATCGTCTAATTCTTTTTTATAGTATTTGACTAAAGTATCGGCACTTATACTTAGCTTGCTGGCTATATCTTCATGTGTCACACCAACAGCAGCAAGCCCTTTTGCCAGCTTTCTTGATTCTTCGCTTGGGATATGTTCTTTTCCTTGAGCCATTTTATAACTCCGAAAGAGCATTAAACTCTTGACCAGTTGATTCTAATATAGCTTTTTTGCCGGTAAAATCTTGCCAGCGTTTAATAATTACATCACAGTATTTAGGGTCAAGTTCCATCAGACGAGATTTTCGATTATGTTTTTCACATGCAATAATTGTTGTTCCACTGCCCCCAAACAAATCTAAAACTATTCCGTTTATTTGACTTCCGTCTTCAATAGCTTTTTCAACTAACTCAACAGGCTTCATTGTTGGGTGCAAATCATTTTTAGATGTGCGCTTAATTCGCCATATATCCATTCCATTTTTTCCGCCATAAAACTTATGGTTATTTATCCATCCATAAAACATAGGCTCATACATGGACATATAGTCACTGTTAGACAAAGTGTGATTCCCTTTATCCCATATAACAAGTGATCTGCATTGAATCCCAGAACGCGCCATAGATGCATAATATTTATCTATACCTAAGCGATAAAATGTGATGTAAAAAGCGCCATCTACTTTAATTTTGATAATAGAGTTAATTGCATCTAAAAAATCATTACCATCATCTTCTGACATTTTGTCATTTTTTATGCCGCCATGTTTTGCATTAAAAGATTTAGAACCATCAGCGTGTATTCCACCAGTAAAGTTCATAAGATAAGGCGGGTCAGTAAAAATCATGTTTGCAGTTTCAGGCATCAACAAATTAACCGCATCAATACTAGTGCTATCTCCACACATTACCCGATGATTACCCAACAACCAAACATCACCCAGTTTTGTAATTGGTTCTTCAGGAACTTCTGGCACAGCATCTTCATCAGTCAAGCCTTCATTCACTTCTGTCTCATTTAACAGAGCAGCTAATTCATTCTCATCAAAACCAATTACATCAATATCGTAATCAATCTCTTTTAGCTCTAACAATTCCAGCTTTAGCATTTCTTCATCCCATCCGGAATTCAGCGCCAGCTTATTGTCTGCAATGATGTAGGCCTTTTTTTGTGATTCAGTTAAATGACCAAGACGTATACAAGGCACATCATCCAGCTTTAGCTTTCGTGCAGCTAATACTCGACCATGCCCCGCTATAATCCCGTCGTCAGCGTCAATTAATACAGGATTAGTGAAACCAAACTCTTTAATACTAGCGGCAACCTGGGCAACTTGTGCATCGCTATGCGTACGACTGTTTCTAGCGTACGGTATTAATTGGTCTATTTTTATTAGCTCAATCTTGCTCAACTCTAATATCCTTCCATTTGCCATCCTGCTTTTGTTGAGCCACTAAAAAGATATTGCAGCCCATGTCAATTGCAGACGGATGTTCAATACGCTGCATAGGGTCAATCTGTAACCATCTCAGCGTTAACTCAGCCTCAACCTCAGCCTTTGGCTTTCTTTTTCTCTTTTGCTCTAATTCTGATTCCATTGTAAATCCAGTAAATTAAACCATTAATAATTTTACTTGTCAGGTGTGGTTTCATACTCTAATTCCAGCAGCATGTCAATATAGTGTCGTGCTTTTAACAAATCCTCTTTGCCGTTCTTGGCTTTGTGTCTTACAACGTACTTAATGACGTTACCTTCCAAAAAACCTAGTTTGTTTTTATAGATAAACTCAACAGGTTGTATAGGCAATTTAACGTAATGGTCGCCACCCTCTTGTTTATTCATACGACCTCACTCAGCGCCATGCGAAATGCATCAATAATTAGCATTTGCTTATTCTTCACCCAATGGTCGGCTCTAACAATAAATTTTGCAATCTGCTCATCACTGGCTTTTCTGCCAAGCTTGTCCATTCTGTTATGAAGCCAAACCTCGCACGCTTCTTCAAATTCTTCGTCAATCATCAAGCAACCCTTCAATAAACGCGTCTACAGCCTCGCTAGCAAGCAAAAACCCGCCAGCCAATAGCGATATAGCCAAAATAATAATTTCAGCCGTAATGACTATTGTGGTGCGTATTAGCGTAATCATTTCAATCCTGTGCTACCAAAGCCGCCCATACCTCGATCAGACTCAGGCAGCTCTGTAACCACCATAAACTTCGCCCTAATCACTGGACAAATTACAGCCTGCGCTATCCGTTGCTGCGGCTCAATTTTGAATGGGGTTTCCGATGTGTTGTAAAGAATTACG